TCCTAACCTTATGAGCGTTGCCGCAAGATTTATCTCTGGGTCGCTTACTAACGTATGATCAACTAGTCCTTGTTTAATTACTAGGATAGCACTTTCCTGTTTTTCATCATCACCAAACAAAGAAATATTATCATACAACCACTTGTATATATCTTCTATTTCTTCTGGGCGAGCTTGACTACACACTAGTTTTCTTGCTTGACCAATCTTGCCAGCTTTAAACAGTTCAACCATTTCAAGTTTGTAATCTGCATCGCCGCTGTCGCTCTTTGCTGGCGGAACTAATGCACCGTCTACACAGTTCATTTGTACCATATTAATACATTTGCGCAAGTCTGGATATGTAGCCTTTACGTATGTGTCTAGTACATCTAAATCTGGAACAACTTCTTCTGTAATAAGAATCTCAGCTACTCGTGCTGTAAACTCAGTTTGGTCAATGCGTTCAATATGAAAGCCTTGGCAACGACTATGTAGTGCAGGAATAATTCTGTTAGGATAGTTACAAGTCATAATAAACCTACTTGTAGTATGATACTCTTCCATCACGCCACGTAGTGCGGCTTGTGCGTTAGGCGACAAATAGTCAGCCTCATCAAGTAGTACAACCTTAAAGTCACCAAACGGAATCATTTGTACAAAGTTTACAATCTTGTCACGCACATCTTCTACAGAGTTTGTACGACTAGCGTTAATTTCTAGTACATCATACTCGTTTACTTCTAACTGGTTAAGTAAAATTTTAGCAAGTGTTGTTTTACCAATACCTGCGTTACCACTAAACAATAGATGCGGAATAGTACCGTCTTTAATCCAAGTGTTTACTTGATTACGCTGATGTTGATCTCTAAAAACATAACCATCTACTGTTGCTGGACGGTATTTCTCTACCCATAATTCCTTCATCGTACTTCTACTCCAAAATGTTTATATGATTGCTGTACGCATATAGCTTGATAATAACAATCAGCTAATGCATTATGTAGTTCTTCTTGTATTGCTTTACGCGGATCCTGGGGCATCATTGCAAACAGCGTTCGACTGTCTCTAATTTGCCAAAAGTTCCACGGACACGGTTTACCTATGCCGCTGTACAAGTTTTGCAAAATTGCATAGTCAAATAACGGTCCTTGACACCAAAGCTGGTCAATGCCTACACACCATTTATTAAGTGCCTTTGTAAGCTGATCCATGTTAACACGATCCTCGTGTTCTCCAAACGCTTCGTCTTGGATCTTTTGATCTTGTTTGCCCCACCAAGCAAGTGTATTGTCATCTACACTTCTGCCGAGCTGTTCTGTTTGTTCTTCAATATCGCAACGTAAATATAATCCACTGTGCGGTTCAACACCAGTATACGGATCAAATTTAATAGCACCTAGGGTAATAATAGTACTGTCTGGATTTACTCCAAGAGTTTCTAAGTCTATCATTCCGTGTACTTTAGTGCCCATATTAGCCCTTCCTATTCTCTTGACCGACTGCGCTTAGGATTAATGCGACATATAGCAACGGCCATGCCCAGCCGATGATAAATCCTGTAGTGTGCAGTATTAACAAAGTCACACCACATACTCCAGTAGTACCTATACCACTGCTTTGGGGTTTTGGGAATTTCATAAAAATACTCCTTAATCGTTATATACATTATAGCATAAAACAATTAAGGAGTCAAGTGTTTTTTTACTTAAAGATCGCCGTCTTTACGGTTTTCGGAATAATGTACATCAAACTCACCACCCGGGTAACGTGCTTTAAGTTTGTTTACATTTTCTGCTAGAACTTCATTAGGGTCCAAATTAAGTGCCCTGCAACTATTAACCCAGTACCAAGCAATATCGCCAAGTTCTCGTTTAGCATGAAAGATAGTTGCATCATCAAGTGGTTTACCTTGGAAAATACATTTTTTAACAATTTCAGCAAACTCGCCTCCTTCGCTCGCCATACCAATCGAGCCTGTTAGTAGTAGTGCCATGTTAACACCACTTTCAGTTTCTAGTTTATCTAGGGTTTTTGATAGCTCAGTAGTATTATTACTTGCTGTGCTAGTTACTTCTTCTACAAATTCTTTATACTTATTTAGATCTACGTTATTCACATTAGCCTCTTTCTTTGAGTGGTTTAATTTCTTACTGTGTCATCTGTCCGCGAGCGTTAACAAAGTCTTCTGGGCGAGCTTGATCACCGTTTACGTCAATTTCTTCACCTAGTCTAAGGTCATTGGGTTTTTCTTCAGCCCAACCTAAGATACTTTCTGCTTCAACCATTCGTACTGTAATTGGCTCTTCGCCATCTAGTGCAATGTTTAAGCCTCGTGTCCAGCGACCATGTTCGACTAATATCCATTGTCCTACTTCATATGGATCTACGTTTGTCGGACCTTTAGAAAATACTTTACCCCAACGTGGATAAATTCCTCTAGATTCGCCATCATCACTTCTAATAATAAGCCCACCTTGAGTATATTGTTCTCCAAATTCCATATCGGTAACAAGCACTCTATCATTGATAGCTCGCAATTTTTCAGCTTTAATTGTTACTTGGTGGCCTCGCTTGTTTGCGGCCATATCTTTATAATTAAACATTAATCACCTTTTTTTACAAAATTACCATCTGCATCTTCAACCCATTCGTCATCGGTTGCTTTTGCTTCTGCTTTAGTCTGTCCTGTTCTTGCCTTAGTAGCACGAGGAGTTGGAACTTCAACTTCTACTGTTTCTTGTACAGGCTCTGCTGGAGTAGGTTCTTTCTCTGATGCTTCGAACTGTGTAGGTTCAACATTATCATCATAAAAGTCACGCATTACTTCTTCACGCTTGCGAATGATTTGGCCGCCTGCTCCTAGTTCGTCTCCACGAGCATTTACTTTAGCATTGCCTACTGCTGGTGTTAATTCATTTCTTTGTCTTAACAAATCCATATCAACGGTTTTGCCCGTCATAGTTTTGTATATTTTTCGACCTGTTTGCTTTACTGCCATTTGTGTCTCCTTGTTATATTAGTACTTATCTCAGGAACTCTCTCCAATCCAGGTCATACTGGATCGAATCTATTTTGTGTACACCTATTAAGTATAACACATAACTTGCTACAGAGCTACCTCTACCTACACCCCAAACAATATTATTCTCACGCATGAAGTCTACAAGATAGATCATGTAACGTAATAAGTCGTGCATACCACGTGCTTCATATTCTCTAAGTTCTTCCCATATACGTTCTTGATGGGGGATTTCCTCACAGGGTATTTCTGCTTTACCTAATACATAATGGTATACATTAAGTTCTTTATATTTGTCAGGCATAAACCATTCGGACTGTAACGCACCGTCAAAGTCTTTCTGCTCTACATCAATTGGGATATATTGTTTAAGCTCAGGTAAGTACTGATCACGCATTGCTTTGTTAAATTGATCAATGTCGTCACTTGGGTCACATAGTACTACGTGGCATTTGTCAGCATGACCTGAATAGATCATGTCAATAAGATCCTTGTTAGAGAATCGTGGTATTCCTAGGTTGTCTGTTTTCATTAGCATACATATAGTTTAACTGATATTAATCAGTTTGTCAAGATCTAAATCGCCATTTTTACGATTTTTTTGTTCTTCTACTTGATTTCTTGCTTCTTTCATCATTGCTTCTTGTCTATACAATTCAATAAATGTAGAAATTTGGTCGCGGACTTGGGGATTTTGAGTTGCAAAGTATTTGTTAGTTAACTCTGCAACTCGATCGTAAAGTTGCTGTACTGACATGTTTGAGGTGTCTTCAGCAAATGGATGCATTACTGGAAGATTCCTAAATACTTAGCCCATACATTAGCGCCACTGTCATAGCTAGTAAATTCAAAAGCATAATACTTACTTGCTTCATCTGCGCCTGGTGCACCAATTACTGCTGTAGTATTAGCTGTCGGCCATCCGTTGTCTGTTTTAATAGTTCCAGCACCTGCATTGGATGCAAATGTAATAGTTCTATTAGTAGCACTACCAGCGGCTTGGTCACTTTGTACGTGTACTCTAATCTTACCTGCTTTTGCAGTAACACTAGACCAGTTTGAAAGTGTAAATGTAATATCTGCACCTGCTTTAAATTCTTGGTATCCACCGCTATCTACGTTAATGTTTTGGCTAGTATTAACTGTAGTACTTGCAACGTATGCCGTCTCAGTAACATTTTCTAAGTTTGCGCCCGAAACTGTGTTACCTAAGAAATTGTTTGCTACATTTAATTTTGCAGTGGTAGTCTGCAATGTTTCAATCTCTGCCTTCGCCGCAACAAAGTTAGTTTTGATTGTTGAGAAATTATCTCTAAATCCTTGTGAGTCGTTATCGACACCTGCAATTGGATAATCGCTATTCACCGCAGTGTCATTAATATTACTTGCCATCTATTTGCTCCTGTTATATATATTTATCGGCTTTACACATTGAATTGGTAATTTCCGAACGGTATGTATTGTTCGTTACTGTTTCCATTTGTACTGTCAATATTGTATCTTTCAATCTCAATATCTAGTTGTCTAAAGTCAAAGTTACTATTTTTAATATTTAGAATTACACTATCTGCTTCGCCCGGCTTACAATAACATAACGGTATTGCAAGTGTAAATCCTAATTCTGACTGTCCTTGCACTTGTGCAGTACGCATCCATAATGGATAAAACTCTCTTAGATTGCTACCTACTGCTCTAATACGATCTCTCATATTAGTAATATTACTGATATATTTACGTTGATCTTTACTGTCACTTACTAATACTGCATCACTGTCAATTTTGATTGTATTAGTTGTTGGGCGCAATCTTAAACTATCAGAGCTAATACTGTCGTCAATATCTGCTACTACAATGTCACTACCGTTACGTAGTACAAGAGGTATATTGCCGCCCGGTGTAAACAACACAGGACCAACTCTTGTATAGAATGTAATAGTTCCTGTTGATGCAGGACTAGTTCCGTCACCGCCTCTAAGGCCTAACGTAAAGAATCCTTCACCTGTACCAACACCAGTATTATCGTCAGTGACTGAATATTGAATACTATCTGTTGTAATCTTATTTTTTGTTGTTGCTACAAAACTTTGTTTTGTTTTTCCTTTGATTGCATCCGGCTCGTCTGGATCAATAACTTCTAAATATATTACTTCATATACAGTGTCATTACTTCCAGGATTTTTTGCTATTGCTTTTTTAACTTGGCCTAGCTTATAACTTTTTCTCTTGTGATTCTTTGCCGCGGCCGCTACAAATTCTCTTACATCTTTAGTTTCAATGCCGGCATACGCTAACATTTTAATTTCGCTTTGTAATCCAAATGTATCATCGTTTGGTCTATATACGCTTCTTGGTGTAAAGATAGTTGGATCAGATACAAAGTTTCTAAAGTTTATTCTTTGTGTTTGTTTTAACAGTGGAACCATTGATAAACTACTGTATAGTAAATCATCTGGATCTGTAGTAGTGATAGTAAATGTTCTAGTTGATGCACTAAATTGGAATTGATCCTGTGCCTTAACAGTAAATGTGTAACTACGGTCAATGGTAGTTGTAAGTCCGTCAAACGTTGTTGCTGTAGTTGCTTTGTCAATAGTTGTTAAGCCCAAATCACCAACTGCACCAAACTGTTTAATTTTACCTTGTAGCTGTCCGTCGATTGCTAACGTAATGCCAGGAGGCAGTCTTCCTGATTCAAAGCTATAAAGTACAACCGCGCTGGTAACATTACTAGTAGCACTAACACTTAATGTACTAACAAAGTTTGCTCTTAAATTTCCAAGACTGGCCGCAGTGTTCCATGTAATGGCACTTTCGACCTCGCCTAATAGCTTAACACTGAATTGTTTATCTTTAGATACAGTCGGATTGCTAGTAATAGTGTTACGCTTATCAAAGTTATAAAACGATATTGTAACAACTTTATTTGAGATAGTTGCACCATTTGAATCGTATGTTTTATATCCTACGTTAGGAATAGTTCCAATAAACTTACCTCTAAGATAGTCAGTTGTTCCTACTTCAATTTTAGTAGTAGCAGTATTTTTTGAAGTAGAAGTAACTCTACCATTTTCTATAGTCCATACAGTTTTATCAAGTACATCAATTGCAACATATGATTTATTATCACCTGCATCTGCTGTAGAAACAGCCGCCTCGTTAAATACTACCCAACCCGATCCGCCTAATCCGTTAAATCTAGTATCAGCAAATTCTGTCCATGAAACATTTTCGTCACCGCTCCATGTCTGGCCTATACCAAAGCTATTTGCAAATGGCTGTGTTGTTGTATCGGACGAAGAACCTAGTTGTCTTAGTGCTTCGATTGTAAAATTATATTCTCGTGTAACAGCTGGCTGATAAGGAATACGTCCTGCAATTTCTCCAGTAGTACTGTCAATAATCATGCCTGGCGGCAATGCACTTGCGCTTCCGTCTGCGTTTGAATCTTTAACTGTAAAGCTAATAATTCCTGTGTTACTAGTTGGATCATATACATCAAGGAATAGTGTTACATAGTTGTTGGCTCTTCTATATCCCAAGTCGCTTGGTGTTAACCAAACTGGTGCTCTAAGGTATGTGTTATCTGCCGTAAATAATCCTGTAGCAAGTTGCATAATAGTATTATCTGATCTTAGGAAATCGTCACCTACAAGATAGATTTGAAACTTGCGGTGAGCAATAGTAACACCGTCGCTTGCACTTACTGTAAATTCGTAATATCGATTTAATTTTTTAGGACTTCTAGTAGCAACATTATAATCATAAAATGTTGTATCGTAGTAATAGCTTTCAAAACCGTTTGCGCTCTTGACACCAAAATCAAACGCATGTTGTCCGTATGTATTTGTATCAAAGAATCCGCTATTTGCTCGTTGTTCTAACGCTAATATAGGTTCAACTATTCCTGTAAGTTTACCAGTAGTAGTACCTAGTGTAATACCCGGAGGTAGTTCGCCGTCATTGTCGGCAATAAAGTATTCAATAGTGTCGCCAGCTGGTAAATCAGGATCAATAAGTTGTAATTGGAAATCTACTAAACTACTGTCTAAAATATAAAATTTGTTGTTAGGACCTATTGCTAACGGTCCTTCAGGAGTTACCCATACCGGAGCATCTGCACCATCAATTTTTAATTTTAATGTTAAGTCTTCTGTGACATTGTCATTAACTGCTCTCATTACAAACTTAAATGTCTTTAGAAAGTTTACTTCATTAGGAGTTCCTGTTAGTGTAGTTCCTTCTATTCTTAGGCCACTCGGTATTGCCCCACTGATGAGTGTAAGAGTACTTCCGGCAGATACCGGTAATGGTATTGTCTGTGTGATACTTTCTTGAAATGTACCTAAGTTGTAACCTGTACTAACGGTCCATAATTGTGCCATTTATATTCCTTAACTAAAACTAGTGCCAAATTCTGCTGTAGGCTGTGCTGACGCTGTAAACGTACTAGAACCGTTATCAAAATCAACAGTCATATTATGAATCAAGTATTCTAATCCAGTACTAAATGAGTCTGGGTTAAATAGTCCTAAGTCTAGTTCGTTAACATAAGATTGTATCCCATCCATTTTACGGATATCAAGATTGTGTACTAAACCTGTCATATTACCTACATTAGTAATATCATTAGTTTGTGCGTTCAGTGTTGCTGTTAGTTTAGGTGCTGTATCAGTTTGGACTGACGTAACACTTGACACTGTAATCGTTGTTCCGCTTAGATTTGTAGTAGTTGTTCCGCCACCTGCAATAGTTAATGCATTACTGTTTGAATCTAGTGTAAGGTTATTATTATCAGCAAACACTTGTACGCTAGGTAAGCCTGTTGCTGTACTATTAATTGTAACAGTATTAGCATCAGAAGCAAGTGTTATCGCTGACCCAGCTACAATCTTTTTAAACTGTAGCTCTGCTAAACTTATTTGCGCAAAAATACCCTCTCCACTAGCTCCTAGATTAGCTCCAGTTGTTTGCTCCGGCGATCTTGCACTAAGTTCTGCAAAGTTGTTATTAACTTTTACAAACGCTTCACGAAGGTCATCACCTGTGCCGTCGTTTGCTATCTGTCCTATATTTACTGTCTGAATTGCCATGTGTATCTCCTACGTTGTATTTATTTAACAACTAACCCTTTAATGTTACTACTAAATGTTTGCGTCTTGCCGTACCTAGATAACATAAATCTATTAGGCCCTCCAACAAGGTCGTCAGTATCTTCATAATTTGTAAGGTCACTTGCAGTATTTAATATTGCTAGTGAATCTGTTTCTATCTTTGACTTTAGCTGTGCAGGAGTAAGTCCTGGCTCAGTTTGCAAATATGTTGCTCCTACGCCGGCAACTTGTGGACTTGCCATTGACGTTCCGCTAATGTTACACTGTCTCCAACTGCTATTGCCGTAGTATACTGCATCAGCAAATTTATTAGTTTGACTGGTGCAACTAATGATATTGTGCCCTGCCGCATATATATTTACACCTGGGCCTGTTGTGCTAAAACTTACTTTACGTTCTGTTGTAGCATTAGTCGGCGTAGCGTCTGCACACCCTACCATAAATGCATCATCACTATACGGCGAGCTTCCTCTATGATAGTTTGCTGTAACTCCATTACTTGCAAATACAATATTATTATAATCATCACCGCCTGATACATCTGCTTTAAAACTATTATTACCAGCCGCAATGCACACATGCACTCCTGCCGCAATAAGTTCATCTACGTCAGTGTCCACTGAAGCTATTCTAACAGGAAGTCTATAAGCACCTGAATTATAGTAAGTTGCAAAGCCGTAAGTAGACCACATATGCGCGGCTCCCCCAAACGATGAGTCACTGCCCGAATTATAAGTTGTTCCACGATAAACTATACTCGTAATATTATTAATAGAGTTCCCTACACTAGAACTATATCCCCAACTCATATTAACAATAGTTGGACGCTTAACTCCTGTTAGAGGATCTGCTTCTTTTGCGTTGTGCCAATTTTTAATAACATCAAAACAATTACTAATGCTAATACCAGTACCACTGTCACCTGTACCTTCTAGACCGCCAACCTTAACACTAAAGATCCTAGCGTTCTTTGCCCATCCATATGTGTTACCAACTGCTGTTCCACCAACATGTGTACCGTGTCCGTCAGTGTCTCTATAATGGTTAGTGTTTTGTGTAAAAGATATTCCACTTTCATCTGCCCAGTTAATTTGATGTACTCTGTGAAATCCAGTATGTGCTTGATAGTTTGATGCTCCTGCATCATTAGCTTTGAATATACTTTTTAGTGTTGTAAAATTTGGTTTGCTTAGTACAGGCGAAAAGTATTTTACAAATAGTTGGTAACCTAGTGGATTGTTAACTTGCACACCTTTTGCTGTGCGCATGTCATCAGTCCATTCTGGTGCAAGGCTATCTCCGCTCCAAAACTCGCTCATACTCCACATGCCCCAATTAAGCAGATACATATATTCTTTATAAGCAATCTCTGCTTGTTCTGTGTTAGTTGCCCAACTAGGTGCATAACCACTTGGATCAAATTTACTCGCGGCAATAGCTTCTGCCATTGCAAGATGTAGCTTTGTAGTTCGCCATTGTGCATTGTTAGATGCGTTCCAATTCATATCAACTTCGGAACCAGGAACAGCACCATATATGCCAAACAAATGTATAGTATGAAATAAGTGTTCTACCATTTCTTCAATGTCGTTATCACTAGTTGAAGGTGATGGTCCTGATGAATTTAGATACCATACCATATCGTTGGTCATATGGCTATCTAAGAAAGCCTGGTATCCAGTATAGCTTGAAATGCCATCGTCAGTTAAGAAGTTTGGAGTATAGCTTGCACCCCCGCCATAAGCAACTCGTTGAGCTGTTGGCATTCCTGCGTGAACTGTTCCTGTAGCACCTGCTAATGTTGCAATAAGATTTTTTTGATAACGAAGGTTAATACTAGCACCAGTTGGGTCTATTAATAGTTTTACTACTTGTGCAGTTTTCTCTGCCCATATATCTGGTACTGCTGTTTGTCCACCTACTGCTCCTGCAACAACAATCTTTAATCCATGTGATGTAACTTGTCTATCAAACACTGCGCCATTTGTACTGTTAGCGGCAAGTGTTGTGCTAATATAATCGCTAGTGTTTTCCATAATAAATTCTGGATGATCAATTTGTAATCCACTATCTTGAATAACTACATCAACTCCGTGCCCGTCTAGTACGTAGGGCATAGTTGCGCTAGTAGTAGTTCCAGTACCGTATTGGTTTTCTCTAATGCTGTGTCTTATTTTACCCCAGTCGTAGTACTCGCCTGAATCACTAGTACTTTTATTAAAAGTTCCAGTTTGTATTGCAGTCAGTCCAATCTGAATATCTGTTCTAACTTCTGGAGGTAACTGTACATCGAGCACTCTTGAATCATTGCGTAGAGCTTGGGCTTCATCGTTAGTTAGTGCGTAGTGCGTGTTTCTTTGTGATGCAGGTCTAGCGTTTTCAACACCAACAATACGTTGAGGAATATCTCCACCGCCTGTTTCTGCAATCATCTCTTGGTTAAATGCAGTGTAGTCTACATCCTTATGTAAGGTTACAATATACTCACGTTCAGTCATGTACTATCCTTTAATGTAAGTCTACCCAAGCGCCACCAGCGTAGCCTTGGAATTTATTTGTAGTTGTATTGTAAATGGTATCGCCATTTACTCCTGTAAGAGCGTTGCGTTCAGCAGTTGTAAAACTTGCTAGTCTTAGTGGACTTTGTGTAATCTTAACAGCGTCTTCAGCAATAAATTCAATTGAGCTTGCACTTGTAATCTGTGGAACTCCTGTTCCTGTGCCTTCAAAACTTTCTGCTTGCAATGATCCTGTTACGATCATATCGTTTTGTACTGTAAGATCGCTACTTAATACCATTGCTGGCGTTACTGTAATTGCACTAGAATCGTCTGTATCGATTATGCTAGAACTAAATGTAAAGTTCCCAACTGATTCACCGCCTGCCGCGTTAGTCCAAATGCCTCCAACGTATTTTATTACTTGGTTTGCCAACGGGGTGTTAATACTTACATCAGACAGTGTAGTGATACTAGTTGATGTTAAGTTTGCAAGATAGCCTGAGTCGTTTGTAAATGAACTTACTGCTGTGGGCTTTCCTGATAAGTCAGCATATGCTCCTGTAGTTGCTACTGTTGCTAGTGTAGGTGTGCCTGTAACATTTGAGTATTGTACTCCTGTAATATTTGCACCACCGCCGTAGAAGTTAGTTGCATAAGCGTTTAAATAAACATTGTTGCTTGCGCCTAAGTTATATGTACTAGTTGCAAAAGGTGTAACATTACCAAAGCTAACACTATCACTTACTTCAGAGCCGCCTGCTAATACTTGACTAAGTGTAAGTCCTGTTAAACTTGCACCACTACCAACAAATGATGTACCTTTTATATCGCCTGCTACTGTTAATTTGTGTGTAGGGGCAACATCAAATATACCAATGCGTTGCGTACCTGTATCAATATACATTGCTGATACTGTACCGCCCGATGGCTTAATTTTAAAGTTCATGTCCTGCTCAGTAACACTGTTTTCAAAAATTACTGCGTTGTCAATATGTATTTTTAAGTTATTGTTAGTACCAACTACAATACCCATATCACTATTAAATGTTACTGAACCGTTTTGTGTGTAATTTCCGCTAGTACTAACAGAATCAGTAATTCCGTATCCTGATAATGTTGTAGGAGTGCCAACTAGTGAACTCCATTCGCTGTTAAACAATGCAGGTTGATTGGTTAAGTTAGTGTAGTCTAAAAAGTATGGGCTATCAAATCCGTCAAGTGTATCTGCATTTAATCCGCCGCCACCCGAAGTAGCATCATTAGCAGGTGCCCACTTGGTACCGTCCCATTTTAAAACTTGTCCCGGAGTGGGCGGAGTTGATTGAGTGTCAACATCATCTAAGTCGCTAATGTCATCTACAATACTAGGTTTGTTTGTTAAGTTATTATAACTACCTGTTGTCGCTACTGTAGCTAAACTAGGTGTTCCAACAATTTCACTATAATTAACAAAGCTATTAACCCAAGCACCGGCATTGTCTTGTCCAGCTGTAGTATTCCATTTTAATAGTTGGGTATTTGCTAACCCTGTTAACTCAGTGGTAATGCCGCTACCACCACCACTGCCGCTAGCAGTTGAAGCAATAGTAATTGTTCCATTTAAGTCATCATATGTGATGTCGATGTTAGAGCCTTCTCTAAGTACAGCGTTAACTCTGTCATCAACTCTTTCGTTTGTAAAATACTGATTAGTGCCTTCAGGTAAGTCTGTTGTGCTTGCGGCTACTGTGGGCTTATCTGCTAAGTCGTTCCAACTTCCACTAAACGGATTATAACTAATCCCAGCAAGTGTAAGTCCTGTTGCAGAAATATTTCCTGCACCGGTTATACCCGATCCTGTTAAGTCTAAATTATCACCTATTGGTAATTCTTTTAGTTTGTTGCTATCGTCTCTATCAACAATTAATGGTATTCTATTTGCCATGTCTTTATCCTTATAATGCCGCTATACGTACTTTGAATGCCGCAAAGTCTGCACTTGCCGCTACTTCAGTTTTTAATGTTGCTAAACTTACATACCCTGGTATAATGCCATTTACAGCATCTACAAGTAATGTACTGTCATCAGCAAATACACTTCCTACTACATCTCTATTTGTATTGGTTACATTTAGTTCTGCAAAGTTATCGTTGATTTTTTTAAACGCCGCTCTTAAAGTGTCGCCGTCACCCTTGTTAGCACTTGTGCCAATGTTTACTGTTTGAATAGCCATTATACTCTCCCTACCACAACTTCGACTGTGCCGCGATCGTCAGTAGTTTTATTAGCTACTGCCTTTCCAATTACAGTTCCAACTTTGGGGTCATTGTCTACAATAGCATACCCTGGTATAGCACTTGTAACAAGCAAGTCTCCTTTATGTACTTTGCCTAGTACCTTAACAGGTACACGCCCTTGTAGTGCAATAGTTCCTATAAACTCTCCTTCAAGTTCTGAATTCATTAAGTATGCAGGATGAGCTGAAATAACACCAGCTATTCTTCTATCACCTTTAGTGTGTGCTAATGTAACTTCTTGTTCGCCACCAAACACAACAACTGTGCCTTCTTCGTACTCAGCGTCTGCTAAGTAATTCTCTGCCAAGTCAGCATATTTTGCACTTGATGAAATACTCGATACTGCGTTAGCATGTACTGTACCAAACTTTAATGCACTAGTACCTAAGTCGTAGCCGCCATTTGAACTTGGAACTACTTGTGATTGCTTAAACACTACTGCCGCAACGTTATTATTTGCAACAATAGAAACTTCGCCTGCACTACTAAATCCTGTACCTGCTCCAATACCAATACCTGTACTCGAAGTACTCTTTTCACCTGGTGCTTCAATAAAGCTAGTATACATCCAGTCTGACGCCACCCTCGGTGAGTTCAGTGTAGCATCACTTGGATCTCCGTAACTACTATTCTGTTGGAAGAACGATGCTGTAATACTAGTGTCGCCTACTTGTAATGTACCTGGCAACGTAGTAGTTGTATTACTTGGAATTGTACCAACTGTGTTAAACACTGTAGCACCACCCGGTGTCTTCATTGTCATTGTTAAGTTAGTTTGATCTAAAATATCGTAGTTATCAAGTTTGATCTTTTGTGCATCAATACTTCCGTCTGCGCCTGTTTTAATAATTCTATCAGCAACACCTGTTGTAGTAAATGAACCACCTGTGTTAACAATAGTACTAAATGCAATGGCACTTGCATCGCCGGTAGCTGATGCGCTTCTGCCATACACTGTGTTTTGTGCTACATCCGGTAAGTCGGCAAAGTCAACTGCACTTGCGGCTAGTGTTACCCAACCGTTTGTTACACTAAAGTCACCACTATCAAAACTTGCTAGTCCTAAATCACTTTGTGCAATACCTGATGCGTTTGCTCTTGCACTTGCGGCAGTCATTGCTAGTTTACTTTGGACAATCGCCGCACTAGCATTGATATCCGAGTTAATAATAACACCACTAGTAATTGCTGTTGTTGCAACGTTGTTTGTAACACTTAAAGTTACATCACCTTGTAATGTTGCGTTGTCGTAACTTGTACCATCCCATACTAGTAAGTCATTAGTGACTCTGTTACCAATGTCTGCACCAATTGCTTCTGTACCAAATGGTGTTCTAGCATCTACATAAGATTTTGTAGACAAGTCTTGTGCATTGGTAGGATCAGCTGAGTTATAAATCTTATTACTACCGGCATTAAGGTTACCTGTGAATGGTGTAGTACCATCTCTTGCAAGTGCTCCTGGTCCAATAGTTCCGGTATTAATAATGACACCGTCTCTATCAAAGTGTAGTCGTTTCTCAATAAACTTTTCAGTTGCAAATTCTGTTGGAACTGCCGCCGGGTCACCATCTGACATTGTATCATCATTACTAAACTCTTGTATTCTAACACCCTGTCTAAATCCAAGTCCGTCTAAGTTACTAATGGCAATACTTGCCGCGAATGTAACTGTACCAGTTCCTTGGTCTACACTAAAGAATTTACCAACTCTAAAGAAACCATCCTGGTCTGTACTTGCAAAGAATACTCTGCCCTTGCCACGTTCGTTAACTTCTGCATCTTGGTTAGCACTAAGAGTTGACTGACCGTAGATAATACTTGGATAGTTAGTAGTGTTAAATCCACCTGTACCAATTTTATCAAAGTCGTGTCCGTTAGCTCTTAGAGTTGAAATACCAACTGTAATGGTACCAGCTTCGTTATCTTGTAATGACAATGAAATTGTTCTAGTTGCGGCTGGACTAAATCTTAGATCTGCACCAATACCTGTATCACCAAACAATCCAGCATTACTATTAATGTTACTCGATGCTAAGTCAGCTATGTTAACTGTAGCATATGAGCCTCTGCTTGTATAGTTTGAAACAACATGTGTCTTACCTGCAAAGGAGAAGATCATATCGTTATTAGCAATACGTGCAATTTGCGGTGCTGTTAGTGTATCAATAGCAATTACATCGTCACCTACAGTAGCACCCATTGTGGTACCTGTGCCAGCATATGTATTCAATGCTGATTCTGTAGTTCTAAGTGTTAGATTTAAGTGAGTAAACGGTGAGTCTAATACTACCTGGAATCTATCTGATGCTAGTGCAGTACCGTCTGCATCTTGGTTATTAAAACTAATTGTTCTATAAACTGAATCTTCATTCTCTGTAAATATTAATGCTGTTGAAGGTCTTGTTGCTGTAACACCACTCAATCCGTCCAGCAAGTGGTTCTTGTTCATTCTAACAACAACGTATGCTGATGCATCACTTGCCACTGTTGGATTGTGTACACCTGTGATAGCTGTTTCTAATCCTGTGCTTCCTGAAACACTACATCTGTATATAGGGCTGTTAGCACCCTTACGTCCTGTTGGTCCTGTTGCGCCTGTGTATCCACCAATGTTACTTGTAATTGGTGCAACAATACTTGTTGCTGTTACTTCGTAAGTTGTAACACCTGCCGCTGTGTATACGTCAATTAAACTGTTTGGATAAGGCATGTAATCACAGTCATATAAGAAAATACTAAACGCACCTTGCGCATGTCCAAACGTACCAAATCCAAATGTGTTACCGCTATCGTTAAACACTTTAGCAGGTTGTTGCATATTTCTTAGTGTTACAATATCATCAACAGTTTCGTTTGGATCTGATCCTGCCGCAACTAAACCAAAGTTACCGTTTGCGTTAGAACAGTTAAGTGCTCTAATCTCTGAACCGTTGTTACTAAAGAACGCTGTATGGTTGTAATAAGTAAATGTCGATACTTGCTCTGATAGTGCCGCGTTGTTACAAAATAATCCATAACCTAAGTCGTTAACTTGAGTATAGTCGTTTGCCAACATACTTCTGTTACCAGCAGTTTGAACATAAATTGCTTGAGGGAAACTTGTTGCTGTATAACCATTGCCTTCATTTGACAATTTGTTAATTAATAGTTTAGCTGTACCAGCCGCTCCATCATATTCTGAAACAGCATCAACTTGATAACGGATACCGTTAATAAAGAATGGCGCAGGAGTTTGTGGTTTTCTAATTCTTAAACCGGTGCCTACATCTGATTCTACATTAAGTGTGTAGTTGTCGTCCTTACTTGTAATCTTAGTTTCTAAGTTACCAGCAAATCCATCAATGTACATACCACCTTTAAAGCCTTGCTTGTTTGTACTTCTTGAGAACGATCCACATACTTGTGTGTATGGTGATTTGATTAGAACCTGTCCTGCAGGGTCAAGTACTTGCGCAAATCCACCGTGTCCTTGGAATGACATGTTTGCAAGTCTTGTTGCATCATTCATTAAGAACACATCCATTTGATCGTTTGTTTTCTTAGCACTTGCTACATTCATCGGATCAGTTAGATAGTGATAACCGTAATTTGTTGTTTGTTTAATGTGCCAAGCACCCGATGCAATATCATTCAAGTTTGGAAGAACATCTATAGTTAGTGTAACTTCAAAGTCACTTCCACCATCAGAATTACTAATAAGTCCCATTGCACCATTGTCTGTGTAGAACCAAGCACCGTCCCATGATGTTGGAGCGATGTTGTTTGCTGGAGTAACTGTAATTACGCCGCCTGCTTGGTTTGTTCCTGTTATAGCAACTACTTGTGCTGTTGCTAAGTCAGAGCCAGTTACATCTGTAATTTTTAGATTGTCTAGTAACTTGTCTCTGTAAAAATATGTTGTTGCCCAAGGTGATTGTGAAATCCGTTTTGCTGGTCTAATTTGGCAACGTCTAAAGTCTGAACCTTTAATCGAAACGTTAGCAGGAACTTTTAATGGATAGTCTTCATAGTAAATGCCTGTTTCAACATGTACTGTAATTTGCTTCTCAGCAGTTGGGTTGCCGTATTCTAAGTCTTCACCAATTCTAAATTCAGTCGGCTCAACTAATACAACTTGTACTCTATCGTATGCTACGCCACCTAAGTCTACTCCGCTTTGGTATTTTACAATACGTCCTCTAGCACCCGATGTTTTACCAACAATAATTTTACCGGGTAAAATGTCTACGTTAGTGTTAATACCTTGGTCAGTACTATCATTGCCTGTTCCGTTACCAAAGTCAACATTGTATGTAGTACCTTCAACTAGTGTGTAGTTGTTTCTTGCAGTAAAACCATTTTCTAAAATATCAAGTATAATATCAAACTTAGCATTTAGAGCATCTTTGACTTGTGTACTAACAGTTGTAATGGATGAGTCTAACCACTGTGGAATTAAAGTTGTGTAATCTGATGGATAAACTTTTGTTCCAAATTCACATTCAAACACAATGCTATCTAGTACAACAACATCACCTGCACCTAATCCGTGTGCAGTAGTAGTTGTAATAACACCTTTACCTGTTGTGTGGTTATAATTAAAACCACTTATGTTATATGCAGTACCACCAAATGTAACAGTACCACCACTAACATATGTGTGTGCATAAGGATTTGTTCCTACTGCTACTTGTAATTGGGTTGATGTTAAATTATCAGTTTCTACTGCAAAACGTCTACTTGCTGTTAACAAATCTGTATTACTAACAACTGCATTTACAATAGACTTAGCTTTAGTCATTGCCGCTCTAGTTTCTTGTCCTTGACTAATACGTGCTCTAGCGCCCGAAGTTGTACTAAAATAGCGTGTAGCGGCTTGTATAGCATTATAGTTTGAGTTAGTACCGTTGCCGATATCAATAATCATACCATCAACAATTAAGCCAACATCTCTTTCACAAGTATTATTAGACTTAACTGGTTGCTCAGGAGGAACTAATACAGTTAGTCCGTTTGTAATAACGTTTGTAATTGTAGTTGTTAGCGTACTTGCTCTGTTTGCAACATCGTTAACGCCCGTGCCTGATTCTACTGTTAATCCAGTTGTAGTATTTTGTGTAAATGTCTCTGGGTAAATTTTAGCAGTAGTAACGCCATTGTACGTACAGTTAACATTAATAGCCGCAAGTGTTACTACATTGCCTGCTGATAATCCGTGATTGGTTGTAGTTGTAATACTTGCAATGCCTGTTGCTTCATTATATGTAAATCCGCTTACTGCTAATACACTAGCATCTGCTTTGGTTACAGTACCGCCGCTAATATATACGTTTGCGCGACTACTGCGACCAATGTAAAATTCAAATACAGTTGCGGCTAAGTTATTACTATCGACTACAAATGTAGTTTGCTTTGATGTGTATGCTGAGTTTGCTAGTACATTATTAACTACTAAGTCTCTTGCAAATTCAATTGCACCGTTAGTTTGTGCAATTTGATCAGCGGTACCTAAGCCTGTACCAGATGGACCTACAGCATTTTGATTTCCTGCTAGATAACTAGCGGCCATTCTACGTGTTTCTAAGTTGCCGCCTTTTGATAAATCGTTAATCCATGCATCTACAATATAGCCTACATCACGCTTACATTTTTCACTACTGTAATCAAAGTTATTCCATATACCTGAGCCACCAGCTGTTCCAACATTATGGTTGATCCAGTACGTAACTTCTTCTTGAATAAATTCTTTGTTCTGAAACAAAATTGCTTCGGCGTTAGGATTGGAAACACTTGATGAGTCATAGCTAAGATTTGGAAACGTATCGTTTACATAATCAAGAACTGCTTTTTGTATAAACTTTTTATTCTTTCTTAGATACGTTTGCGCACCGTAAGCCGCTGTGTTAGGAGTTGTTGTGCCTATTGCTTTAACTAGTGCAACACCTGCACCATTGTCGTATGTAATTGTTTGCTTGTATGCGCCGGGCTCAACTGGGGCGCTTTCAATAACTTCTTCAGCTTTTAATAGAGCGCCTTTTAAACTACCATATGCATAACTTAGCCCACGTCCTTCTAGTCCTACTGGAGTACGTGTTTGTGTATCGTCACCTTGCATAGTAACAAATAAATCTTCAGTGGATGCATAAGAATTGTTATCAACATATAGTTTTGATGCGGCTTGCTTGTCGCTAATATTACCTGTGTCTGTTCCTGCTAAGTCACCTGGGTGATCATGCAAGTACAATGCACCAGTCATGTCATCGCCTTGGCGTCTTACTGCCGAACTTCTTGGTAGTGTTTCGTTGTCTCTGTAGAATCCGTATAGTGAATTATCGTATGCAGTATCTACTACAAGGTCTGTTCCTACAACTGCTGTTGTTGCACCTAGTCCAATGTTAACCTTTACACGAGTAACGTCATTGTTATTTTGTGACTCTTGTTTAGTTGTGTGTATACTAAGTTGATCTTCTGTTACCCATCTTAGATAGTAGTCTGTATTATTAGTTAATCCGTTTGGTGGAGTATCTGTTGTAGAGTACTTCCACTTAGTTCCGTTAATACTCCAGTCATAACCATGATCAGTAATTACTAAGTTGCCGCCTCTGTATTCAATAATAGTTCTAGTGTATTCGTTTGCGTTAGCAGGCTCAGTTCTAGCATACACTGGCTTTGTTGGCTCAGTTGTTGTATTTGGTGCATAATACTGGTCTTGGAATTTTTTATCTGTTACAATATCGTTAATGGTAATTGAACTACCATGTGTGGTATTAAATTCAGCAATAGCCGCTGGAGATGTTGCAATCTTACCAATAGCATAAACCTGGTTACCACTTACTGGTCCACCAAAGATCGGTGAAGTATCTGCGTTGATATTTGCACCTGTGTTTGTAATAGTAATACTCGATGCACTGGAGTTGTCAATGCTAATACCATTTCCCGCTGATAGCGTTTTTGATATAATTTCTGTACCAGTTGTGTTACCAATTAATACACCACTTGGTGTAATGCCTGTTGGTGTATCGTTGAGTGCGGTAAAACTAATAGTTCCGCCTTGTCCAAATACAGCATATAGCTCTGTAAAGTTTTCGTTCGCTTTACGGAATGCTTCACGGATACTATCACCTGTTCCGTCATTACCCTCTACACCTAAATAAATATCATTCTTTGCCATTGATTAAAATCCTATACTTTCACCACAGCCACAACTACTTGTAGCGGTAGGGTTTTGAATGTCGAAATAAGAGCCAAACACTTCTTTTTTATAATCTACTACTGATCCTAGCAAGTACATAATACTCGAGTTATCAATAGCAAATTTGCCGTTTGGTAAATCTATTACTTCGTCCCGTTCTTCTAAATTATCTTCTAATGTCCAATTGTACTTAAATCCCGAACATCCTCCTCCTTGCAGTTCTAATCTAATAGCTGGCTTGCTATGCTCTAAAAGCATGCTATCCATCTGTTTTATAGCTGATTCCGTAAGGGTTACAATTGACATTTTTATTTCCTTCTTTGTATTTATACTTTGTTTTGCAATCCGAATGTAAATAAATACAATTATGTTCAAAAGAATTGAAAAAGAAGTAAGATTTTACGTGCGCAAAAGTAAGACGGGCAAGACCCATCCGTACAAGCGAATACGTAGTTATGCAGTATTTGAGTGTGACGAGTGTCACGAAGAGTTTCAGCGAGAAAAAGGCAAAGTAGACCATAAACGTCTTGACGACTATTATGTCCACGTTTGCCCTAATTGTGATCCTAAAAGGTTCGCTCAACGCAAAGGTGTTGAGCAACGTAAAAAACTTAATATGCCTGCTGGCTTAGATATTCCTATTAGCGATCTTTAATCTTTAGTGTAAATTGCCCAAGCACCGTAAGCAATCGCTCCGTATGCCGCTAGTTTAGCAAATGGTCCTGCAATTAGTACAATAACACCAACTGCAATTAGCACTACGCCATTAGTTGTAGTGCGTTCGTTGAGTCTTTCTTTAATCCATAGTTTAAGCATTTTTCTTCTCCTGTCATGTATTTATTGTATAATTCTATCATTGCTAGGTATTTAGCACGTTAACATGCTAGGGCTAGGCTTTGTTGGTATAGTTCTTTGCTTGTAGCCCTTCTCATATTGCAACATTTAATAACTCCAGATAAACGCTAGTAGGCCCACAGGTACATACACCAAGGCACTCATGGCGAAGATAATTAATGCTAAATTCTTCAGCATATTCTCCCGTACCCATTGAGGTGTAACCAGCATGCCTCCTATTACCATTACCGTTAGGGCTAACACAGCGTGTGTTGCTATTAGTTGGTAGATTAGGTTATTCATGAAATCACCCTT